AAATTAGCTAAGCTATTTTGTTTAAAGTGTGTTACGGATTGGTATGAAAACAGATTGCCTTCAAATTTAATTGATAACACTTCTATCAGTTTAATGACTATTTTAACGTATGGAAGCGGAAGTGATGTTAATGAATCCAGCACAATTTAAGCATAGAATTATTATCTTTGAAGAAAAAGAGGCAGAAGATGCAGATGGATTTAAAACAAAAAGTCCCGTTGATATATGTAGAATTTGGGCAGCAATTAAAACAGTTGGCGGTAGAGAATATGTATCGGCTGCTGCAACTCAAAACGAAAATACGTATCGCTTTATCATTCGTTATCGTGAGGGACTTAATCCAAGAATGATGGTTAATTATAAAGGTCGTATCTTTGATATTGAATCTATTCTTAATGATGATGAGTTAAGGAAAACTTTAACCATTGTTGCTAAGGAGCGTGTGTAAATATGTCGCTAGAAGTACAAGGGTTGCAAGAGCTTCTTAATAATATCCGTCAAATGGGATTCAATGTTGATACTCGTTTAGAGGAAAAAGCTTTAAAAGCAGGTGCTAATGTAATAGAAGATGAGATAAAAAGTGAAGCAAATCGAATTCGTGATGACGGTACATTGCATGACAACATTGACACTACAGATGTAAAGAATGGGATTATTACTGTTCATACAGGAGGAGCATATCACGCTCATTTAGTTGAGTTTGGAAGAAGTGCAGGACAAGGAACTTACATAGATAAAAATGGTGTAACTCGCCCGGTAAAATGGGGAGACACTACACCTCAACCAGTTGTCCAAGGTTCTTTTGAACGAAAAAAAGATGAAGCATTTGAGGAAATGAAAAAAGTTATAAAGAGGGAGTTGGGATTATGAGTTTATTTAGCACGATTAAAACAGCGTTGACACCCCTTAATATTCCTGTAAAACGACTTGGTTTATCTAAAGAAGATACAGATAAGAACTATCAACAATACATAATAGTCACAGAATACAATCAGCAAGGGCAACTATATGCAGATGATGAAGAAATTGTTACATCCCACTACATACAAATTAGTTTATTTACAAAATTAAACTATGTTGAAACAGTGAAGCAAATTAAAGAATTACTCAAGCCATTTGGATTTATTAGAACAAGTGAGTTTGAATCATTTGAGAATCAAACGGGTTACTACCACAAAGTAATCCGTTTTTCTTATTCAAAATAAAATTAAAAATTAGGAGTGTTTAATAATATGGCACAAGTAGGATTAAAGAATATTTATGTAGCACAAATTTTAACAGAATCACCAACATCAACAACATATCAGCTTACACGTAAAATTAGTAAAGCAATGACTGCAAATATTACACCGAATGTAAGTTCAGCTACTTTATACGGTGATGATCAGGCACAAGAAACAATTGAAGAATTAACAGATGTAACTGTTGAAATTGGTGTTAATGATTTAGATATGGAAGATTATGCATTTTTGTTAGGTAAAACGGTAGATGCAAATGGTGGAGTTACTGACAGTATTAATGATGAAGCTCCATATGTGGCATTAGGTTATGAAGTTCCTCTTTCTGGTGGCGGAAAGCGTATGACTTGGTTGTATAAAGGTAAATTTAGTATTCCATCGGAAGAAGCACAAACTAAACAAGGTTCTCCATCATTCCAAACTCCAACAATTTCAGCTACTTTCATTCCTCGTGAAGATGGTCAATGGAGATATCGAGTAGAATCGAATGGAACAAATAAAACTGTAATTGATGGATGGTTTGTGAAGGTACAAGAAAAACCAGCAAGTGAAGTCTAATAATACATAATTAAAATAAAGAGTCGGCTTATTTGTCGGCTCTTTATTATTTTATAGAGGTGAACATATTGAAAATTGACATCAGAATTGATGACCACGAAAAAACATTTACTACAACTTTTGTAAATGGTTTAGTATATCGAAAATTTATCGAGCTTTCAGAAAAAGGTATCTTCACTGAATTAACACTCAAATCTCGTGAAAAAATCGTTGAACTAATTGTAGAAGCCTTTGGAAAACAATTTACAGCAGACCAATTTTGGAAAGGTATCGATGCTAGGGAAATTGATATTGTTATTTTACAATTTAATAATGATTTACGTACTCAGACAAAACGAGAGGGAAAGTTGAATCAGCTACCAGACGAAACACTGATTTAAGTGAATATCAAATAGTAAAAGATATTTACAGACAGTTGTTTAAAGGTGGCTGGAAGCTCAATGAAATTGACCAATGTGATATTAAATATTTACTAGAACTATTACAAGAAGAAAACGAATCACACATCATCAAATATGCAGATGGAATCGACTGGTTATAAAGGGTAGGTGAGATAGATGGCAGAAGAATTAGGAGTCTTAAGAGTTAGTCTTGGTATGGATGATTCACAGTTTACGAGTAGCGTAAAACAAATCAATGCTAGATTAACTGCTTTAAAGAGTGAGTTTAGAGCAACATCAAGTGGTGTTGAGGGATTTGAAAGTTCACTTGAAGGTATGAAAACAAAAAGCGAAAACTTAAATAAAGTATTAAATTTACAACGAGAAAAAGCTCAAAGATTAAAAGAAGCATATGATCAAGCGGCAGCTCAATATGGTGAAACTAGTGTTCAAGCGCAAAGGTTAGCAACTCAATATAACAATATGATCAACACAATTAATCGTACACAGAATGAAGTGAATCGATTAAATCAAGAAATCGCACTACAAGAAAATAAATGGCATCAATTATCAACAAGCTTAAATAATTCTTCTCAAAGTTTGAATGCATTTGGAGATAAAGCTAAAGATGTTGGGAGTAAAATGTCAGTAGGTTTAACTGCACCTATTGTAGCAGCAGGTATTGCGGTTGGAATGATTGCTACACAGTTTGAAGATGCTCAAGTGAAAATTCAAAACAGTTTAGGGGCTACTTCTGAAGAAGCTGAAAATTTAGCAGATGTTGCGCAAAACGTTTGGGCAGATGGCTTTGGAGAGAGTTTAGAAACTGTTTCTGATGCATTAATTAAAGTTAAGCAGAATATCAAGGGAATTAGTAGTGATGCTGAACTTGAAAAAATAACACGAGATGCAATTTTATTAGCTTCTACTTTCGAAAGTGACGTAAATGAAGTAACTAGAGCAGGACAGAACTTAATGCATAATTTCGGTATTAGTTCAGAGGATGCCTTTAATTTAATGGCTACTGGTGCACAAAAAGGTCTGAACTTTTCACAAGAGATGTTCGATAACTTGAGTGAATATTCGGGGCTATTTGCCAAAATGGGCTTCTCAGCTGATGAATACTTCCAATTGCTTGTGAATGGTAGCAAAGCTGGTGTTTATAACCTTTTAATTAGGGCTTTATGATGGCGACATCATATCGAAACCTCTCTAATTCATGGAAAATCCTAACTGGTAATGCAGAGGACAATCATGAGCCAAGCTTATCAAATAAGAAGGTGCAACGACTATCGGTGAAAAACCGAGTACATTCAAGCGAATGGAAATGAGAGGGAACTCTTTGAGTTCTTGATATAGTCTGATCTGCATGGAAACATGTAGCGGTCATGAAGTGACGGGCGGGAAAGTAGCGAATCCCGTTGAACATAATGTGATTACATAAATGATGTTATGAAAGAGTTTCAAATTCGTGTGAAAGATGGTTCAAAAACTACTTCTGATGCAATGGGACAAATGAGTGAAAGTACTCAAAAAGTATGGAAAGAATTTTTAAAAGGTAATGGAACAGTAAAAGATGTTTCCAACGCAGTATTAAAAGAACTTAAGTCAATGGATAATCAAGTTACCGCTAATAATATCGGGGTTGGTCTCTACGGTAGATGATAAATTGTGCCGTAGTAAAATCGTTCAATATCGGTAAAGGCTAAAGGAGTTTTCTCCTATGTTAATACCGAGATAAAGCATTCTTTAAAAGGAATGGCTCATCGTAGAGCATAGGAACTGAACCTCAAATTTTGAGAATAAAATGTTCCCACGAGTGAACGACAGCAGAAAAAATTCTGTTGAAAATGTATGCCGAACTTATAGGAAACTATAAGAAGTAGAGGATAAAAAGCCTTTACGATAACATAATTGACGAAATGGGAAGACCTCGAATCGGATGCAATGTACTCTCTTACAACTATTGGTAGTGAAATGAGTAATGTAACAGGGGCTATGGATAAAATGGCTAAAGCTCAAGAACAAACATTTAATCAGCGTTGGCAATCCTTACTCAGACAAGCGCAAGAAAAATTAGAGCCAATCGGTAAAGAAGTGTTGAATTTAGCGGAAGATTGGTTACCAAAACTAGCTAGTGGATTGGACAAAGTTGTTGGATGGTTTAGTGACTTAGGAGAAGAAGGTCAAGGCTTAATTCTATCTTTAGTAGGCATAGCTGCTGCTGCGGGTCCCCTATTGGTTGGGGGAGGAATCATTGCAAATGGTGCTAGTAGTGTACTAAATTTAGCAAGTTCATTTACTTCTGCTGCTTCAAAAGGTGGTTTGTTAGCAACTGCTATGGGTGCAATGTCGGGACCCGTTGGTTGGGCAGTATTAGGAACAACTGCTGTAGTTGGTTTAGGTGCTGCAATTGTTAAGCTTAGTCAAGATTCTCAAACAACCACAGAAGAAATGATTAAATTGCAAGAAGAGACATTCAATAGTGCAATGGCTAGTTATGATGCTGCTCAAAAGAATGTAGAACTTGCAAACTCTTATGATGAATTACGTGATAAATCCTCATTAACTGTAAATGAGCTATTACGTTATAAAGATATTCAAAATGAATTAGAGAATACTACATCATCAGAAAAAGTAGCTTCTCTAAAAGATGAATTAGCAAAGTTACAAGAGAAATCGGGATTAACAAGTGATGAACTTGCTCGAATGCTCGATTTAGATCAACAAATAATTGATACTGTTCCCGGTGTTGAATCTGCCTATGATAACAAGGGTAATGCAGTTATTAAATATTCTGATGCGGTAAAAGAAGTTACTCAGGCGCAACTTGAACTACAAAAAGCAGAGGCAATGACAACTTTAACTAAAGCTATAGAGGGTTTAGATGAGCAAATTGCAAAGCTAGATGAACTAACAGAATCTTATAAAACGTTATCTGAAACTAAAACTACACTCGAAAAAGAAGAGTTATCAATAACTCAAGAGCTACAAACTATTGACCAACAACGGGCAGTAGCTAAAGCGCAAGGATTGAAATATGATGAGCAAACTATAGATGTTTATAGTCGTCAACGTGAAATCAGTTCAGAACTTAAAGAAATTCGTGATAAACAAAAAGATGCTACTGGTTCTCAACTTAAGATATTAAAAGATCAAGAAGAAACGCTATTAAGTGAGCGTGAAATTCTGAATGGTTCAAATGGTGAATTGATGACTCGTGAGGAATATTTAAAAGAGTCGTTGCGCTTACTACAAGATGAATTGAAAACTAATGGAGATAATCTTAGTACTACTTCAAAAGAAAAAGCATTAATACAGGAAAAACTTGCATTATCAAAGTTACAATACAATCAAATCCTAAATACTTTAGCTAAAGAAGTGGGTGTAACTGCTGAAGAAGGTAAGCAACTTGAGGCAATGCGAAATCAATATAATAAAAACGCTGAAATAATTGCACAGTTACAAAAGCAAAAAGGAACAGCAGAAGGATTAACTTCAGAAGAACAAGCTCGTTTAAATGAATTGATAAATCAGAATAAGCAAATTGGAAACAACATTAGTGAAGCAGAATTATTAAATTCAACTTTGAGTAAAGACATAACGAAAGCGCTTGGTATTGATGATAAAGGTAAAGTAAATCAAATAAACAAGGAACTTTCAAAAACAGGAAATAAAACAGTAATCATTAGTGATAACGGAAAAGTTAGCGATATTAACCGTGAATTAGGTAAAACCATTACTAAAACAGTACGAGTTATGACTCAAGGTGGAGATGTAATTACAAATGGTGGTCGTATTCCACAGTATGAAGATGGTACAGAATATCATCCTGGAGGTATGGCTATTGTAGGGGAAAGTGGTTTTGAATTATCTCAACTTCCAACTGGTGAACAAGTTATGTTAGGGGGAAGTGGTGCTGAATTAGTAAATTTACCTAAAGGGGCTAAAGTATTTACAAATCAAGAAACAGAACAAATGTTAAGTTTGAATACTTCACCTACAATCTTTGGTCAAATTGGAAGTAAAATTTTATCAAATCGAAATTCAACTGCACAAAATATTAGTTCTTCTCTTGATGCTAAATCTCTAGGGGATTATGTAATTAAGAATTTACAAAATGTTTTCCCTTCAACAATAACAGTTCAATCTCTTTTAGATTCTAAAATTATTGCGGAATCAAGTGGTGAAATCATGTACGATAAGTACAATTTAAATAAAATAAGAATGGGGTGATAAGGGAAATGATAAGTAGATTAAATTTATACGATTCTAATTTAAACAAAATCAACATCGAAGCTCTAGGTTTGTATGGATTAAAGCTTGATATTCCTTCTCCTTCTTATTCTGTTACCACAGAAAAAGTAGATGGTGGAGCGACTATTGTAATTGATAAGCAATTAAATCCTCGAATACTAACAGCGGATTTTGCAACAAGGTCAATTGATTATGTTGAATTAGTAAATCAAAAACATAAGTTATATGGTTTGCTTGGGAATAATAATGAATTTTACATAGAACAAACTCATAGACCGGGAATTGTATGGAAATGTTATTTGGATGAATGGAATCCAACAAAGTTAAGTAATAAAGTTACTACTTTTAGTATTCCATTAACATGTTATAAAGGTTATAGCGAATCAATTAATAAAATTAAAAAGACATTTACAAGTAGTAAATTTATTTTTAAAAATGAGGGTAATGTAACGATTGATCCAAGAATACACAATGACACTGTAATTAAATTCAAAGGAGCTTCCACAGACTTAGAAATTAAAAATAATACTACTAATGAATCTTGGAAGTATTACGGGACTACAGGAAACTTAGATTGGATTACATTAGAAAGTGTAAATTTCACTCTGAATTACGGAGTAAATATCTTTAAAAATACGAACAAAAAAATTATTACATTTACACAAGATAATAACGAAATCGAGATAAGCGGTGCTACAGGTTCATTTGAACTTGAGATTAGCACACGCTTTTATTTTTTATAAAAAGGATGTGTAAAAATGCAAATACAACAACCAATCATTATCGATGTTGATCTTAAAAATGCGAGTTATATAAATCAACCAGAAGTGACTCAAAACGATAGTAATACTTTTGTAATCAATATATTTGATGATGAAATACCTTTGGATTTATCGGAAGTTACAAATGCAACAATTTCACATACTCGAATTGATAGAAAAACAATTATTAATAGCGGAACAATTACAGGAACAAATCAAGTTACTTTTTTGGTTGACCGTCCTGAAACCAGTTTAGCAGGTCGAGTAGAGACAAAAGTACAACTTTATAATGCTGATAGTAGGATTTCAACTTTATCTTTTACATTTAGAGTTAATGCTGATCCAACATCAAATTATGTTCCTAGTACATCTGAAAGAACGTTAATAGAGGTTGTATTAGGAGATGCTCCATTAATTATTGAAGATGCTTTAAGGGTTACAAGTGAGGCTAATATAGCACGAGAGGAAACAATTGAAGCGACTGAAAATGCAATTGAGGCTACAAATAACGCAAATGAAAAAGCAAGTTTAGCTGAGGAGAAAGCTAGACTAGCAGAAGAGAAAGCGATTTTAGCTAATACCGCTGCTGAAAAAGGGGACTATGCACAGACACAAGGAGACTACGCAAAGTATCAAGGTGACTATGTACAAGAGGTTTTAGATATACAATGGTTTCCAGTTCGAGTGCAAAAGTTTACTTCTACAGCAAATCAAACTGTATTCACTCTAAACAACCCATACACTATGTTTCAAAATAGATTACAAGTATTTATAGAGGGAGTTCCTCAATTTCCACCAATAAACTATATGGAAACCTCTAATACATCATTTACACTTTCTGAAGCTCTACCAGCCGGATTAGAAGTGGTAGCTATAACACAATAATACATATAAGACTTACATTAAAATTGTACTTTTAATGGAAAATACGTGTTCTAAAACCCTTATAAACACTGGGTTTTGAGGACTCGATTTTTAAAATATAAGGAGGAAATCATTTTGAGCTTAAAAAGAATCAATGAATTCATGATTGATCCTAATTTCACTGGAAAAGTGAATAATCATACGGAATTACTGAATAATCATGCAACAAAACTTAATCAAGTTAATGAACAATTGGCAGAAACTACGAGACAAGTAAATATTCATAGATATAAACACTTAGTTATCAATGATAATTGGACAAATGCAATTAATTCAGCTATTTCGGAATTGGGTTCAAATGGTGGAATTATTAAATTTAATGCTCAAACTTATAAAACGAGCCAGATTAACTTACCTTCAAACATTGCAATATGGGGGGAAGGTAAAGAAAAAACTGTATTGCTGTATACGTTCGATGAAACTTTATCCAGTGATGATAGGTTCATTACGATGGGTGACAGGAGTGTTGCCGGTGACGGGTATAACATTAGAACGGTGAATAACTCTTTTAAAGATATTAAAATTAAAAGCAACAATCCGAAAACAGGCACAGCTATCTACGCTTGCATGACTTACACTCACTGGAACGATGTTGTTATAGACAATTTTGATGTAGCTTTTGATGTAACAAATTCATGGACTAATAATTTTATTACCTTAGTCGTCCAAAACTGTAAAGTTGTTTATCGTTCGGATAGTCAAAATAATGCTATCTCTTTTGTTAACTGTAATTTTAAAGGGAACGAAATAATCTTTGATACTAGTGGGTGCTATAGCTTTACTGTTATAGGTGGTAATATCGAATCTACAGCAACGTCTATTATAAAAATTAGAAAAAGCGGTAGTTTATTAGCGGGTTTTAACATGACGGGTGTTTACCTAGAAAATACATGCCCTTTCCTTGATACTCTTACTGATAACTTTACTGTTGCCATTAATGGGGTGAATCTTATCGGTAATAATTTTGTCATCAACGGGACAGGGTTAGTGTTAAATACGGGTAGTAATACATCTTGGGAAAAGTCTATATTCTCAGGTAACACACTCTTCAGAAATAACAGTGATAGTTTAGAGCCATTTTTCCACTTAGAAGGTACGATAAGAGTAGACTTCGGTAACAACACAGGGAAAACTTTCCCATCTAAATTATCTGTACCGCTTACCGATATTTTTACAGACACTTGGAATTCGGGGATTATCAAAGAAAGCATAGAATATCCGAATATTAAACGTACTAACGGAAGCTATAAAGCTGATAAGGGTATCGTATTAGGGAGCACCATTAACGCCAATGGACTACAACAGGGTTATTTAATATATGATTCCGCAAAGAAATCTACAAAAATGTATAATTCAAATAGCACTAGTGATTGGGTATACTTGCAAACTTCTAGAAATGGGTCAACAGCTTCACGACCAACATTAGGAAGCTCTGATATCGGATACCAATACTATGATACTACGTTGAATAAACCGATTTGGTGGAATGGTACTGCTTGGAAAGACTCGGTAGGAACAACTGTTTAATAAACATTTGTCGCATATTGTTCAGTAACTTCAATCACTCCCCTATTCAATTAATTTGAATAATTATACATAAGTAAATTTTAGAGATTTGACATCATTTTTTGGTGTTAAGTCTCTATTTTTTACGTTTCCAATAAAATATGTCTTTTAAAGCAAAATTAAGGCTCACAAACGTTGATATATCAAGGTTTATTTTAGTTAAGTGAAGTAAAATTTAAAAATTTTATTTTATTCTCAAAAGAAAGAAGGTGAAAACTTGCTTATTATTCAAAATGAATCTCAAGTTAAACCAATAAATTACACAAAAGATTTAGAAATTGTTCAGGAAGTAAATGGGAATTTTACACTTTCGTTTACTACGTTTAATCATAAACATAATTTAGGTTACTCGTTAATTGAAAATGAAACAGTCATTAATTTAGACGGTTATGATTTTAAAGTAAAACTAATACATCAAAACAAAGATAGTAAAACAATTTATGCTACAACAACATTTTTCGAGTTAAGAGATACTTGGAAAGATGATATTTATGGTGGTACTCATACCTTTAATGAGTTCATTACATGGCTATTAAATGGAAGTGGATGGACATTTACTATTGATAGTGATTTGAAGAATGAGAGCAAAGTAATATCTAACTTTGGTAACGGTAGTATTCTTGCTTTAATTAATACGTTAATTTCTGAATATGATTGTGAATTTGAAGTTCGTACAAATAATACTGTGCATTTTAGTAAACAGATTGGTGGAGAAAATGAAGCAGTTCAATGTCGTTATGGGAATAACATCAAAGCTTTATCCCACAAAGTAGATACAAGTAATATCAAAACAAGAATTAAAGGGATTGGTAATGGTATAACTGCAACTTATACGTCTCCATTAGCTAATGATCCACTTATAGGTATTAGGGATGCAGAACCTATTACAGATGAAAGGTTTACTCAAGTCGATTCTTTAACGGAGTACATCAAGTCACAATTAAATGATACTCCAGAAGTCATTTTTGAATTAGAAGCAATTGAACTGACTGAAAAACAATTAGGTCAAAAAGTTTGGTTAATTTATGAAAAAATGAATATTGAGATTGAAACAAGAATTCTAAGTCAAACAAAGGGCATTAGAAACAATCGAATTGTAACAACTTCAGTAGTTCTAGGTAATACAATTAAAAAATCATCAAACGATATATTGACTAGCATGACAGTTGAAATTGATCAAAATAAAAAAGAATATCGCTCTAAATTTGAACAAACTAACGAACGGATAACTCTAGAAGTAGATGAAGTAAATGAATCGATAGCTACATTAGAAATCAAAGCTGATTCAATAGAAACTTCAGTAACTAATCTAGAGACTAATACAAATGCACGATTTACTGTTATGGCAGATCAAATATCTTCAAAAGTAACAGCAGGTGAAGTTGAGTCTATTTTTTATCAGACAGCAAATTCTTTCACATTTAGTGCTGAGCAAATTAACTTTAATGGTCATGTGTTCGGACAAGGTGCTACTTTTAGCGGTAATCTCGAAACATTACAAGATGTAAAAGTAGGAGCAAACATTACGATGCAAGGCTCTAACGGTGGAATCATCCAGTTTCCAGCGACAGGTTGTTGGATTGGAGCAGGGAATACAGGTCGAATGACGATTGAAACATGGAATGGTCTTATGATTGCAGGTCCATCATTCGACGTTAGTAACACTACTGTAGTATGGGGTAACAATAAACCTGTAGCAGTTTGGGGGTAGGTAAATGGGTGTACTTATATCAGACCGAACGCAGACCAGTATACAAGTTGAAATTAATGAGTTAGGTAAACCAGCGAATCAGTATTATAACTTCCGAGCGCAGATATACCATTATGCGACAGGTAGTCTTATAAGAGAAATTAACTGGACTTCCTCTGGAACTGGAAATCTTACTCGTAATACCTTCACTGGATTATCACCGGGAACTGAGTACATCGTCAACGCATGGGTAACATCTTTAGCGGGAGGGACAGAATACAACTGGGGTTCAGTTTATACATCGACATTAGCCTCAACTTTACGTAGTCCAGGTAATATATCTTATGCAAACCTAAGTACGGTTTCTGGAAATCCCAATCAGTTATATGCTTCTTGGGGAACAGCGAGTAATGCAACGGAATACGACATTTACTTGTACAACGAAAATGGCTATTATGCTTCTTATATTAGCTATTCCACAAGTTACACCTTTACATGGCTTCCAACAGGTCATACTTGGTATTATCAAGTTTATGGTTATAACTCTTCTGGTTCGAGTAGTTCACCTGCTACATCAAACTCTGCTTCAACTGTTGCTCAAGATACCACTCCTCCTACTATCACCTATCAGAGTGCTACGGGCGTTGGTTTAATTAGTTTAGGTTGGTCGGCTTACGATAACGAAAGTGGATTGAGGTCTAGTAATCCATTTAAACTATTCATAGGAACAGCAGACGGTGGAACTGTCACACTTGTGCATACTGGATATACAAGAAGTTATTCGGCAACTTGGTATTCTGATGGTCTTGGTAATCCTTTCGTTGTAGGTTCGTGGTATTACGTTAGAGTTGAAGCTTTTGATAATTTAGATAACTATGGAACTTTAACCTATCGAATACAATACAAACATCAACGTCCGGGAGACTGGTCATGGGATTTATCTATGATTAGTGGACAAAACGTTAATATTACAGCAACAAAGTGGAATTCTTTCTGCACTAGAATAAATCAGTTTAGAGAATATAAAGGTTTAACACTGTATTCCTTTTCAACGGTGTATAGTGGAAACAGTATTTATGCATGGGAAATAAATGAAGCAGTAAACGCAATAAATCCAATGGTTACAAGTAAACTAACGATTCAAAATTCTGGAGTAAATGCTTCAGCCAGTTTAATAAATTTATTAGCAACAAGATTAAATTCTATAGAATAAGAAGGAGATTAAAATTATGAATTATGAATTATTATTAAATAACGGACAAGTTATTACATTTGTGAACGCTGAAATTGATACAGAAAAATTAACACAATTATTAAACAATCGTGAAGTTACATTTGTGAATATTGGTAATTCGGTATTGAACAAAAATTTAATTGGTACAATTATTCCAAAAGTTGAAACCGTTTAATAAGAAGAAACAATACATATCTGAGAAGGGGAACGAAATTTGTTCTCCTTTTTTATATTGAAAAGAAAGGGTGTGTAATAGATGAGTTTATGGCAGGTATTTACTGATGCTGCAAGTTTATATGGCTTACCATTTGCTTTGTTTATAGCATTACTTGTATGGGTTTTGTGGACTAATAATCAACGTGAAAACAGGTATATAGAACGTGAAGACAAGTACGTAGATGTAATACAAACATTATCAGAGGATGTAAAGGAACGATTGACTAAAATTGAAGAGAAGATAAGAAGGGAAGAACAATGAAAAGTAAATTAGCTGCCTTAATTGAAGTTCGAAAACTTATTACCTTATCAGTGACGGTACTATTCATCTATCTAGCAGTATTTCAATTTATTGATTCTAAATTTGTAGAGTACATGATTTCAATGGTAATCGGTTATTATTTCGGAAAATCTACTGCATTAGACAAAAGTGGTGAATTAAAATGATTTATGATAAACGGAATCGAAATAATTTAAATAAGTTAGCAGATAATACAAAGGTTGCTGCTTATAAGTGGTATCAATATTGTATAGACAATCAAATTCAAGTACTGATCTATGAAACTATTCGTACATTAGAGACGCAAAAACAAAATGTAGCAAAAGGTGTTTCACAAACACTTAAAAGTTACCATATTATTGGTCAAGCATTAGACTTTGTTCCTGTTGATAGTAAAGGTAACACTTTATGGAATGGTTATGGATCAAGTAATATCCAAAAGGCTATTAAATATGCTAAACAATTAGGATTTGAATGGGGTGGAGATTGGAAGTCATTCGTAGATAAGCCCCATTTACAGTTTAATTTTAGAGGATACGGAACGGATACATTCGGAAAGATTAAAGTAAATGGAGATGAACTAACAGTGAGTCAATACAATGAATTATTAGCTAAATTTGAAAAGTTAGAGAAAGAAGTTGAAGGAAAACTAGCTAAACAAACACCTCGACAAGCTTCATCTTCACATAAAGAGGCGTGGGAATGGCTAACGAAACAGGGATTGTCTAATGGTAGTAATCCACAAGATTATTTAACACGTGAACAATTCTCTACGATCTTAAGAAATTTCTACGAAAAATTTGTTTGTTAGTACATATTTAAGAGGGTGGGCATTAGCTCATCCTTTTATTTTTAGCTTAACTTTTTCAGTAATAAATTTCCAGACGTTATGATAAAATATTCCTAAATTATTTAAAAGGGATGTGCTTTTGGGTGGGGAAGATAAATAAAAAAACAGTAATTTCTATTATTTCGATAATTATATTAGTTGTAGTAGCAAATATGGGATATGACAAATATCAAGAATATGCCAGAAAGAAAGAGTTGCAAGATAAGATTGATTTTTTACAGGGTGAGATAGATAAACTAGATGCAGGTGAAACTTCAGAATATGCGGAAAATCTTAGAAATGTTCAAATTAGTAATGCTTTAAATAGCTTATCACTGTCAAACTTTTCGGCAAGGTCTGACGGAACATTTATTAATGCTTACGGATCAATTACTAACATATCAGACGATTATGTTGATGAAATTATAAATGTTGCATTTTTTGATAAAGATGGTGGAATTATTAAAGTTAAATATCTGATTATCAAATTAGGAGCAGGAGAAACAATGCATTTTGAAGAGTTAATGGGATTGGCAAAAGATGCTACACCAATACCTGTTTCAGCAGAACTAACTAACTAGAAAGAAACTTATTTTGTAATTGAATATTTTCACTTCATAAAAGTTCATACTTCTTTTAAATACTTTTATGAGGTGAGAATCATGACAGAGAAGAATGAAAAAGAATGCAATCTAAAAGTCAAAGTTTATCCAAGTGGAACCAGAATCATTAAAAATCCTAAATTTACGGAAGCAATTAAAGAAGAGTTTAATAAGGCTATTCCTGATGAAACAGTTAAGAAATTATATGAAGCAATGAAAAAACTATAGATGTATTAGTTACACGTTCTATTGAGCGTGTTTTTTTATTGTAAAAAAGTAGAAATTTTAAAGATTCCAATTACTTGATATAATAGTTGTATATTATATTAATTTTAGCAATGGTAGGAGGACAATATGCAGAAAAAACGTGGTGTACTATATGTGCGTGTATCTACTACGAAATTTGAACAAGAATCATCATTAGAAATTCAAGAGCAAGCATTAACTCAAATTTGCGAATCGAAAAATATTGAAATTGTAAACACATACAGTGATAAGGCATCAGGGACACGAATTCGAAAAAGAAAAGGAATGATCGCATTACTTCATGATGCAGGGATAGATTTTAAAGCACGAAATGACAAAAATACTGACGACTTCATTGTTAATGAGTTAAGAAAACCAAAATTTGATTACATTATATGTAAAGATGTTTTTAGATTCGGTCGTAATAGTGGTGAAGCAATGGAAGTTATTAATACACTAAGAAATCGCGGTATATATGTGTATTTTGTTAACTCTGCAACCGATACATTTGATGAAAACTACGAGTTTACACTAAGTTTATTGTTCAACATTGCTCAAAACGAATCACATAATACTAGTCAGCGTATTAAATTTAGTAAGCGTCATTTAGCAGAGCAAGGGAAATATAGTCCTGCAAGATTGCCTTATGGTTATAAACGAGTTATTAATGCAGATGGTGAAACCCAAATAGTAATTGACGAGGAACAAGCTGAAATTGTTCGATACATTTACGAACGATATAAAGTAGATGGTGGACATGTTATTAGTCAGGAATTGAATCTAAAAGGTATTCCGACCCAACAAGGACATAAGTGGACGAATGATAAAATACATCGAATTATTTCCAATGAAGCCTATTTTGGCTCTCCAATAGTTCAGAAGTGGAAGAAAAATAACATCAAGGATATCTATTTTCATAAAGCTGATGAAGAACAACACATTCAATTACATAATGTTATACCTGCAATAGTGACAGAGGATCAATTTAAAGAGTTACAAATATTAAAGAAACAACGTACAAATCCGGCAACATCTAAAGGTCAACGGATTACAAAAGACGATATATTTTATGGGAAGATTTTTTGTGCAAAGTGTGGTGCGAGATTTGTTCGACATATTGGCGATGGCAAAAAAATTACTTATATGTGTCAAACTAGACGTAAATATGGCAGCAATGAATGTGATTGTAAAGGAATTGCCTACAATACATTAGTTAATGCGATTACACAATGTACAGTAGATGATTCAATAGGTAAAGTCAGAGATATTATTTGTTCTAAATTACTCGATCAAATCAATATAGCCAAAACAGAAATTGAAGCAATAGAAAATGAATTTGATAATAAACTAATTGCATTAGAAAGCAAAATAAGTATGATAGTTGACAAATTC